GTCACCAATAGCCAAGTGCGAAATCACGTTAGGGCTGTTGGTGAGGTGACTCATTTGCCAGGTTTCATACCTGCGCCCCCGGCGCGTATATCAGATCGCGGCCCCGAAGCCGTCCGTATCTGGACAGATCGTTGGTTGGAAAACAACGGCGATAACTTGTCCGAATACGATCTGGATCAGATAGCCCAGGGCGCTGAAATGTAGACAGTGACTGAATCATTAGGTCAAGTAAACGCCGCTGCATTTTTTGGTGATGCTGCGCTCTTCGGAGTGCTTCAAGCTGACACCGTTACGTTTGGCGCATCGTTTACTGTTCCATCGCTGACAACGGCAGAGCGAGATGCGCTGACGGCAGCTAATGGGATGCTGATCTACAACAGTACGCTGAACAAGTTTCAAGGGTATGAAAACGGTGCGTGGGTCGATATGAGAGCCGCCGTACTGGGATGACAAACATTGAGATTTTGCAGGTAGCGTTACGGCGCGTTGGGCTAAACACAAATAGCTCTACGTTTAAAAATAGTGCGCGTGACTATCTGAATTTGGTTGGCAAAGATATTCAAAGCCGTGAGCAGTGGAACTGGCTATTTAAGTCAGCTACGTTTTCTACTGTTGCTAGTACGCGAACGTACTCTTTAGAAACGGATGTGCTGACTCCGTTATCGTTTCGCAATATTACGGAAAACCATGTCATCATTGTCCAAAGCACACAGGACATTGATGCAGCTGACCCAGACTCTAGCACAGACGGTGATCCTCGATTTGTTGCCATCAACGGCATAGATACCAACGGTGCTATACAGGTAACATTGTATCCCACGCCAGACGGCGTAGACAGCATTGGGTATCGCTACTACAGACAAATCCCAGATTTTGTAGAGTCAGAAGACAACAACTCCATCAATCAATACTACCCTCAAGTTATACAGCCAGCACTGATCTACGGCATCTCCTCGCTATTTAAGCAAGAGAAAGGTGATGACCAGGGCGCTGGTGTAGATCGCAATGAGATGGAGCGTGTGCTAGCAATTGCCTCCAGACAAAACCTCAGTGTGCAGGGCAACCGCAAGTTTCGTATGCGGCGTTCTGACGATACCGCAGTTGATAATTTTTCATTTTATCCAACTGAAGGGTCGCTAAACTGATGCCAATAGCTGCTGAATCCCTTCGCCTTGGCCCTTGGAGAGATGGGGTAAACTACAGTGTTCCAGCCGAGGATCTATCTCCGTCTGGCATCCATGATATGCAAAACTGCACTGTAGGATTAGCAGGTGAGGTATCTAAGCGCAAAGGGTTTGTAAAATTCAACAGCAGTGCAATGAATAGCGGTGCTACGGTTACAGCATTAGGGCAAGTTACACTGGCTGGCGCGGAAAAAGTGTTTGCTTTCTGCGGTAACAAATTCTTTGACGTTACAGGTGGCTCTGCTACAGACCGGACAGGCAGCACAACGATTACAGCCAACGATGACTACACATGGCAATGGGTGTTGGCAGGTGACACATTAGTCGCGGTAAACGGCCAAGATACTGATGCGATCAAATGGACGGGTGGAACCAACAACGCAGCTACGTTAGATGATGACTCGCGGTTTACGAAGCCCAAACACGTAGCATTCTGGGAAAACCGCCTGTGGGTAGGTAACACTAACACCGTGCCAGACCGAGTATGGCGCTCAGACCCCGGTGATATAGAAACATGGGGTGCGCTCAACTACCACGCTTTTGGCTATGATGTAACTGGGCTTGCGCCTTTTCAGAGTACGTTGTCAGTGCATACCGAGCAGGGCATACACACCCTCACGCCTACGGGCAACTCTACGATCCCATTCAGCCAACAGCAGCGCACACAGCGTGGGACGATTGCTAGCCGAACGATTGTAACGATTCCTGGTGAGCGTCAGTTGTTTGTGCGTGAGGACGGCATATATCAGTGGACAGGTGGCCCGGCTGTTGAGAAGATCAGCTTTGCGCTGGATGACGGCTATTGGCCCAACCTCAACAGTGCGCGATTGCCGTATTCGTTTGCATTGTTTTACCCAGCTGAAGAGCAGGTGTGGTTTTTTCTGCCCTTTGGGGCATCACAAACGCAGATGAACAGCGTGGTTATATACAGTAACCGTCTTAACTGCTGGTTTGGCCCCTACAACGGGTTTACGCGCAACGCTGCGGCTATGATCGACGAGTTACCCCATGCTGGTGATTTTGCTGGTCACATACAGAAACATGAAACAGGTGACAACGATGACGGCGCGGCTATCCAAGCATTTTTCGAGACTGCTAACTTGGCTCCTTTGGGCGATGCTGTTCAGTGTCGTTGGCTCTACAACCGCACACTGTTCGACAACACAGGCGATTTCGACCTGTCAATAACCCAGACCTCTGCGTCGATAGTCAGTAATGTCGAAACCATACAGATGGGTGATCTGGGCGCTACGTTGAACACTACGTTTACACTGGATGCAAGCGTTCTACAAAGCGATGTAACTGCACTGACTACAGACAGTGATCTGTTTGGATACGATCCGCGCACTAAGCTGCGGTTCAGCAATTTTAACGATGACGAGACGTTTACAATTCGCCGCACCAATCTGCAATACAAGCCGATTGGTTTGACGCGCAAACGCACAACAGGAATAGAGTAATGGCTGTAAGTTCATTCGCTGGTGGGTCAAATTACAGACGGCGTACGCCTACTAATAGCAGAAGGCGAGTATCGGCATCTGAGCGCCGTAGAAACTTTTTAAATCAACAATCGGCTACTAAACCGCCTGTAACAACAAAACCTGCTGCGCCTTACAACCCGTATGCAAGTGGTAGCAGTACGCCTCAGTTGCAAGATCCTATAACAAACGCAATTGCAAGTGGGTCTACTGGCGCAGGTTTTGATGACACTGTAACTCCAACGGGCGTAAATACGAATGCCCCCGGTGCGTTTCAAGAAGAAACTCAAGGTAAAACGGCCAGCGGCAGCCCTGTCCCATTTAACCAACCGCCTCCTCCTCCACCGCCGCCGCCTATGTCGGCAAGTGACTATGCTGCTCTATCAAGAGGTACACCTCCCGTATCACCTGCATTGAGAGGTACACCTCCCGTATCACCTGCTGAACGATCTTCAATGACAGCAAGTGATTATGCTGCTCTATCAAGAGGTACGGCTGGAACAAGCACTCCCAATAATACTTTTGATGATACAGTTACTCCTACTGGTAGGTCTACAGAAGTTCCAGTTGTAACGCCAAGAGACACACCTACGGTAGTCAATCCCTACGCAAGTGGGACAAGTACTCCGACCACTGAGACTGCACCAGCACCCTCCAACCCCTACGCAAGCGGAACGAGTACTCCGCAGGTTGAAACTCCTCGACCTACGGTGGTCAATCCTTATGCAAGTGGAACAAGTACCCCCAATAATACTTTTGATGATACTGTAACACCTACGGGTCAATCTACAGAAGTGGCTACATCCGCACCGCGAGATTTGCCGCCAATGGATGACACACCAACTTCTTCACCAGCACCCTCCAACCCTTACGCAAGTGGGACAAGCACTCCAACTACTGAGACTGCACCTTCACCAGCACCTTTCAACCCTTATGCAAGCGGAACAAGTACTCCACAGGTTGAGACTACACCTGCACCAACTCCTTCACCAGCACCTTTCAACCCCTACGCAAGTGGGACGAGTACTCCACAGGTCGAAACTCCTCGACCAACAATGACCGCTGATGAATACCAAAATATTCTACGAGGTGAGACACAAGATATTCGAGATGCCATAGTCACAGCGGATGATTATAACAGACTTCTTAGTGGTGCGGAAGATCGCATAACAAGCGCGATTAATGCAGATCGGATGACCGCTGACGACTACCAGAACATATTGCGTGGCGAAACTCAAGATATAAGAGATTCCATCGTTACAGCAGATGATTACAATAGGTTACTTAGTGGTCAAGGTGATCGAATTGTAGAAGCGGTAAATCAAGGTAGGATGACAGCAGACGACTACCAGAACATCTTGCGAGGTGAAACTCAAGATATAAGAGACTCAATAGTAACGGCAGACGATTACAATAGGTTGCTCAGTGGGACAGAAGATCGCATAACAAGTGCGATTAACCAAGACCGCATGACAGCAGACGATTATCAAAATATTCTACGGGGCGAAACACAATCTATACGGGAAGCGATAGACGCTGATAAAGTCACTGCTGACGATTATGCTCGTATACTTAGTGGAGAATTAACAGCGCGTGATGAAAGACAGGCTCAAGAACGTCAAGCAAGGGAAGCCGCTGAAGCACAAGAAAGAGCAGCCCAGCAAGCGGTAGAAGATCGTATGAACTTACAATTCAACAATAGGCTTTCCGAAACTTTAGGGAGTAGACAGCCTGTAAGACAAATAAGAACCGCAGATGATTACCGTAATGTAAGTACAGGTCAAGCACCATTTGAACCGTCTCAAATTCTTAGAAGGCCCGATGTAGTAACCTCAGTTGATACCGCAGATGATTACCAACGTATTTTAGGCGGTGAACGATTTGAAGGAGAGTTGCCAGATATTTCTAATTTGCAACAAAGAGCGCCATCCGACCCAGCCCTTGAAAGTCAGTTACGCGCACAGTTTGATATGCAAGCACAGCAAGGCGATGGCGGCTTGAGGACATTTGCTGCCTCGCCAGAGTTCAACCCGAACGCAGCTGGATTAGAAAACTTAGCTCGCAGACAGAACGCAGGGTTGGAAACATTTGCTGCCCGTGGATCGCGCTACAATAGGGGTGCAGAGCAGTTACGTAGACAGGCAGGGCAGAGACTTTCTGGGACGCTACAAGACCGCTTAGAACAAGCGTACATGGGCCGCATTGACGCTGCCAATGATCCTATCCTTGCCTCGCAGATTGCTGACCAGCAGTTACGTCAGCAAGAGGCACAGCAGGGTTTAGTTGAGCAGCTATCGCGCTACGGCGTATTACGGGGCGGTGGAGATACAGCCGCTGCACTGACGCGCATGGCAGAAGGTAACGAGCGTAACAGATTGGCGTTAGAAGCTGCTGCTGCTCAACGCAGACAGGTCGATCTACGAGATGCGTCAGCTTTTGACCAAGCACGATCTGCGATGAATATAGCACAGCGCGGTCAGTCATTAGAAGAACGCATTGGAGCAGATCGACTCTTAGATACCGCACTGGCCCGTGATGTAACTCGCGCTGGACAAACTGGGCAGTTTCAAGGAGTAGACACGCTGGCCGCACAAGAACAGCGTCAGCGGATGGGTCTTGCCGAACGCGCACAAGACTTGAGAGAACGCGCTGGAGAGCAAGACATTGCTACCAGCGAGTTAGGCCGTGATGTAACCAGAGCAGGTCTTACAGGCCAGTTTCAAGGACAAGATACTTTAGCGGCGCAGCTACAAGCGCAGCAAATGGATTTGGCTGATGCAGCTAATCGCCGTGCTGATATTGCACAACAGGCTGGTCTGACAGGTCAGATTGCTGGCGAAGGGTCTGCACCTGCCATTACCACACTCGCAGGTAGGGAGTTGGCACTACGCGAGGACTTAGCAAGAGCCGAAGACCTTCGCGCACAACAGGCCGCTGAGTCTGCTTTATTTGGGCAGGTAACTACTGGTACTGAAGCGCCAATAGAAACAATACAGGGCCAACGCGCATTGAGTGACTTAGAATCTGCGGCATTGGCGCGTGAGGCTACTGAAGCAGGTCTGACGGGTGAGTTTGACGGCGCTTTAACCACAGCCGAACGCGATGCTGACTTAGCTCGACGCATATCTGAGGCGGGTGTAACTGGCAGGTTTGGTGATCAAGACACTATCCAATCACAAGTCATTGAAAGCAGCTTGCAAAACGAAGCGTTGAACCGAGGATTGGCAAGAGCCGGGGCCACGGGCTTGTTCCGTGAAGAGGGTGACACTGGCGCTGGCACAGAGACGCTTGAAAGCCGCCTACGCACGGCTGGTCTGACGGGTGAACTTGACAATCAGCTAACATTAGGCGGTAGACAAGCCGAACAGGATCTCATTGGTAGCATATTGGCCGCATCTGACCCAGAGCTTGGAGGTCGCACTGATGCACTTGCTACGGCACTTACAGGAAGATTGGGCGCTGAAGAACAACAGCGTATGCAAGCGAGCTTTTTAGATGAGTTTGAAGCATTGGGAGATGATGCAGATTTTGATGACTTTTTCCAATTAGCTGAACGGTATGGGAATGTTCCAGTTGTTGCGGAGGCGTTGGAGGAAATTTTGATAAATCCACAGGCCGTACGCGAAAGATTAAGAGGAATGTCACCAGAGGAAAGATTTGAATATTTAAAAAGACTTAAAGAACAAGGATATGACTAATTACCCAAGGAGTATGTAATGGCAGCATTTCTCGCAGCAGCCGCACCATACATAGCATCAGCTGGTCTTAGCGTAGGCCAAGGCATCATGGCAAACCGTGCGGCCAAGCGCCAGCAAGAGCGCATGGACAAAGAGGCAGCACAGGCCAAGCTGCTACAGAGTTTCGGCGCAAACGCCCAGCCCACGCGAGGCGGTATGCAGGGGCCGGGTATGGCACAGCAGGTTATGTCCGATCCGTTGACGCAGCAACTGCTGACGAGTCTGATAACAAAGGGCGCAGGGATGTTTGGTAGGCCACCAATGACAGGCGGTGGTGGACAGATGCCGGGGTTTGACCCGAAAAATTCATACACGCCGCTACAGCAATAGGTAAACACGATGAATATGTTTAGTACGGGCAACCCCGAAGAAGACGAGCTATTGAGGCTACTGCGCCAGGGATTGATAACGCCAGAGCAACTCGAAGATATGAGTGCTGGGCAACAGGCTGCACAAGAGCTACGTGGAGGCGTAAGTGATACGCTTATTCCTATGGGTTCGCGGCGTGATACTACTGTAAAGGCGGCTGCAAGCCTACAGCCAGAAACCACAGCAACGGCACAAGCCCCTGCACAACGTGCTTCTACGCCTATGGCAAGTCGCAGTGAAGGCATGAAGGAGCGCAGTTTGACAGATATGCTCAAAGATAGAGCGTCTACTGCTGCGCCCATGCTTGACCAGCGCCGTGAAGGCATGGAAGAGCGCGGCTTAGAAGACCTACTAAAGGGCAGAGCATCTACTGCGACACCCATGCTTGATGAGCGGCGTGAAACCACGTTAAGAAGGCCAAGCTTACAGCCAGAAACTACTGCAACGGCTAAAGCCACCGTGCAACCCGACTTGCAACCAATGGCATCTCGTAGCGAAGACATGGAAGAACCGAGTTTAACAGGTGCTGTAGAAAGAGGGCTGTTACCTGGCGAAGAAGGATACGTTGAGCCAATAAGACCACCGAGTAGGATGTCGCAGGTTGCAGATTACCTCAAAGAAAACCCAGATGTAGCGGCTGCTGGCTTACAATCCATAGGGTCGCTAATTGCCAATATCGGCATGGCAAGAGGCCAAAAGAAAGCTGATGAGAAAACGCAACAGCGGACGGCCCGAGCAAACCTTATTGGAGCTATTACGAGCGGTAGGGCAAGGCCGCAGGTGCAAGCGGAAACTCCAGACGCTGGGTTCTTAGGCCAACTGGGAAGCGGTCTTGCTACGGCTGGCAAGTTAGGGTCTGACCTTATCAAGCAGCGCAACGTTATGGACTTGAAAGAAGGCGAGCTACAGAGAAAGGTTGCCGCTGATGCTGTAAGAGCCGCTAGAGTTGCCGCACAAAACAAGATGACAGACGCACAGATTGAGGCTCTTATAGCAGAGAACACAAGAGACTTGGATAGGCTACAAGCTGATCTTTATGAACGGGAGTTTAGAAGAAATTTAGACACTCAAAAACTAGAGTTACAAAAGGCAGAGCAAGATCGACGTTTTGAACTTGATAAGGAAAAGTTTGATAACAAAGTTTTGGGCGATGAGTTTTTACGCAATCTACAGCGCGAAGGTCAAGATATAGACGAAAGAAAAATAGCTTTAAAAGAAGCCTATTTTGGATTAGATGAAGCAGATAAAAAACAGGCTTGGGATTTAGCAATCAAACGATCCAACCTCGACGAAAAGAAATTTGTCTTAGATGAGAAGTTGTACGAGATCAAAAAAGAGGACGCTGAATTTAGAAGAGATGAAGCGATGAAGGAAGCTTCATCTAAAGCAAGGGCAGAGCTTAGAACAATAATAAGACGAGACTTAAACGGAGACATATTAAAGCGTTACGTTGATTCGCAAAATGGATTATTTCCAACTATTGACGGTTTGAATGCGGCCTATAGTAATTTTATTGATGATGCAAATGCTGCAAACATGAACGCAGTATTCCAGATGTATCAACGTCTATTTGATCCAGCAACTGTAAGAGAAGGTGACTTAGAGCTTCAGAAGCGTGGACAGGGCATGGTTCTTGATATAACAGCATCAGCAGAAAGGTTAGGTGGAGGAGGTTTTGTCCTAGCAAAAGAACAAATAGAAAATATGAAGGATGTTGCCGATCAATACATCGCAAGTGCGCGGAAAGAAGCAAATAGGCGCTTAAACAGCTATATAGACAATGAATCAATATTAGATCGCCAACAAGCAGACGCTTTGAGGGCTTATTATGCGCCAATATTTGGAGATCCCATGACGCAAGGTGGAGAGACGGGCGGTGGTCGCACAGGCACTGCTGGGGCTGATTTTGTCAGTGAAAATTATAGCGATGATGAGTAAATAAAAATGGCAGAAGAAAAGCAGTTTTTCAACACATACATTGAAGCTGGCGAGGCTCTCAAAAGGGATCATCCCAATAATAGAAAGCTCCAACTAAGAGACTCCGAGTCGTTAGGGATTGAATTTGAAGAAGCAAAAAGCGACAGGGTAGTAATCCGCGAACAGCGCAGAGGTGAACGTGCGCCTTTCCCGTACGGCAAGGATGAAGGGTTTAACGTCCTCAAGGCAGTTGGCAATATACCCCGAAGCTATGTTGAAGAAGCTGAAAATACTGCTCAAGCCTTACTTAGTCCTATACAGACAACAAAAGCACTCGCACGTACAGCAGCAGGGGCCGCAGAGACACTCGCCTTCCCAGGAGCAAAGCCTCCGATTAGCGCAGAAAATGTAGAAGCATTTGAGGGCGCTAAAGAAGACTTTCGGCAATCTATGTCGGATAGAGAAATTCAAGAAAATCCAGTTGCGGCAATGAGTAACGCTCTTCTTTTTCCTGGGCTTCTTGCAAAGGCTGGTAAAGCTGCTACGAGAGCAGCGGCGGCGAGGATGAGGGGGGCAGATAAAGTTCCAGAAGCAACCGATAAGCCATTTTACGAACAATATTTTGAAGAGTCAAATGAGCGCAGAAATTTAGGCGATACGCCATCTGAGGCTGATTTTAAGGCTGGTAAGGCCGCTAGTCCATTAGCCCCAACGAAGCGATTGGAGTTTCCCAAGCCCAATAAGGCAAAACGGGCTGAAGCACTTGATCGGATCGGTGATGTTCTTGAGCGCGTTGAATACGACATACAAGGCATTGACCCGACAACGGGTATTATGAAAGCACCTGGATTAATGGCGCGGTTGGGAGGAGGATTAGCAAAGAGTGTTGCTGACTTTACCATAAGGAAGCCAATAAAGCTTACTTACGAAGCCGTTGAGCGTACCATGCGCGATAATCCCTACTTGCAAGGGGCTGTGCAAGCGGCCAAGAACATAAGGCAACAAGCTGCGGATGCAGCCGCTGAAGCGCGTAAAGATCCTTTCAATAAAATAAAAGACTTTTATCAAAGAGGCCGAGAAAGAGTTCAAGGAGCAGCAGAGAGGGGCCAACAGCAAGCCGAGGCAACTATAGGACAGCGTGTTTCCGCTCCTGGACTATTTAGAGGTCTAGCGGAAAACGTCTTTGGGTTCACTTGGAATGTCGGCCCCAACTTGGTGCGCCAGATGTTTGACTATGCTGAGTCTGATGCTACGGCGAGAAACGCAATGCTTGAGGCTATCAGACAATCAGACGTAGTCGTAGATGGTCAGAAGATAAATGGCGATGCGGTAGTGGCTAAAGGGCTGATGAAGGATCTCAATGAGGCTGTGAAAGAGTATTATGACAATGCTGAAGAAGTTCATGCGAGAATGAGAGCGCCCCTTCAACTTGATAAAGTCTACGTTCCTATAACAGACTTCCGTCAACGCATTGTAGATAGTTTGCCAGGAAGCATCAAATTACAAAATGTAGATGGCGTTGGTAAATTTGAGTTTGACGAATTGTTTGGTGAGACAGGCAAAAATGCCGTTTCGCAGGTATTGAACGCAATCTATGACTCTAGATTAGGGAATGAGGCCATAAGCTTAGAGCGACTTGATAAAGTCAAGCAGCTGATCAGACAAGTCTTATACGAAGGGACGCTTGAGTCAAGCACAGATGCGGCAAAAGCGTTGCGCTCGATGTATGCGGCAACAAGGCAGTTTGTGGGAGAAATAGCTGACAATCCAGATGTTATGAATGCTTATTTTTCAGCGCGTAGAGCAGATGAAGTAGAGAAATTTTTAAGGGACAATGCAGTGACGGGTGGCGGTATGCAAGGCATGGTACCGAATAGCATACTTGGCAAGATTGCCGATGAGAATGTAGCGCCTGTTGTGGGCGTTGGGGCTGGCGAATACAGTGCGGCGATGCGCCAATACTTTGATCACCAAAACTTCATGGATCGTCTGAACGATGACTTGCGACTTACTGCTCCAGAGCGCAGAACGATGGCGCAAATTGACGATGACAACAGGCCCGTGTTAGATGACGCTGGAAACCCCGTTATGGAAGAAATCCTAACGCAGAAGGGCAAAGAAAGAGAAGTTCTTCGCTCAGTTTCTAACGTATTTGAAGATGACTCTGGGTTGGCTCTACAGACTCTCACAGAGCTTGCAGAAGCAACGAATAATCCTACGCTACTTGCCAAGGTTATTGGCTTTAACTTGCGCCCTCAGATTGCAGGTGGATTGGCTCCCAGGGGCGAAGTTGGGCAAGCTGGTAGAAGTGCAGCAGGTTCGATCTTGCATCCTATAGCGATGATTGGATTAGCATTGGAATTGCCTCCAACCATAGCCATGTTTAGCCCTAAATACGGTTCGCAGGTAATGATTAGAGCGTTTTCTCCGGAAGGTCAAGAAGTGGCCTCTCGTATGCGAAGAGTATACGAACAGTTTAAAGAAAATTCTGCAAGCTACATCAAAGATGAAATGCCAAATGACTTTGAAAGGTTTCGCAAATTTGCCGCAGAGAGCTTAGATGTTGACGTAGACAAAGTCACGCCAGCGCAAGCGGCAGAATACTTCGACGAGTTCATGGCATTCGATGAAGCGGTTCAAACGCTGCCAAGGAAAAGCGTATCGCGCTTACAGGATTTCTTACGGGTAGGCCGAGCCTATGAGTCTATGCAAGAGGCTGGAGAACGCGAAGACAAGAGGTTGGATTTACTTAAAAGATTGAGCAGGTCTGGTCAAGCTGTTCCAAGGAATTTACGAGGTGGCGGTATGCCACAACCAGCAAGATAGGAATAACTAATGGGAACCGTATCGAGAGTACACACATTTTCTAGCGGCGCGATCCTTACAGCCGCCCAGCTGAACAACGAGTTCGACAACTTGCTGACCAGCAGCGCCATCAACGGTGGGCTGGACGCAACGAATCTGGGCGTAACCGCTGGACAGGCTACAGCGTCGAAAGCGTTGGTCGTTGACTCGTCGCGCAACTTAGCCGATGGCACGGCTGGTAACCGCATCAACAACCTGGCGCTATCTGGCACACTAGAGTCTACAGGTCTAATTACAGCTACTGCGGGTATTACATCTGGGTCAAACATTGTATCCGACACCGACAGCACGGACGATCTGGGAACGACAGGCGTACGCTGGCGTAACCTGTATGTGGACGATGTAACTGTTACCAACAACGTATCTATCGGCGGCACATTGACGCTAACGGGTGGGCTGACTCTCAACGGCAATGTCGCTATCGGAGACAGCGCCTCAGATACGCTTACGGTCAACAGCACGATCACCAGTAACCTCATTTTCACTGACGCTACCTATGACATTGGCGCAAGTGGAGCTACACGCCCCCGTGACCTGCATCTAAGCCGCAATGCGCTTGTGGGTGGCACATTAGGCGTAACTGGCCTTATTACTGCAAATGGCGGTTTGAATAGTAACAATGTTGCGATTACAGGCGGTAGCATCAGCGGAATTGCTGATATTGCTGTAGCTGATGGCGGTACTGGTGCGTCAACGGAGTCTGCTGCGCGTACAAACCTTGGACTTGGCACTATAGCAACTCAAGATGCTAATAATGTGAGTATTACGGGTGGCTCAGTTACAGGAATGGGCGCAATAGGCGGCACTACAGGAACCTTCAGCGGTGATGTAGCAGTCGATACTGATACATTATTTGTTGATGTGTCAGAAGATAAAGTTGGGGTGAACGTAAATAATCCTGTATCAGCTTTGCATGTAAATGCAGAGGCTACATTTGGGCCAGACACAAACAATCGTGGAATCGTTAATTACGGCTCAAACGTATTAGCACTCAGCACTGTACAGGGCGGAACAACGTATTATGACACGGTTAAAATTACGGATGGTAATGTTGGGGTCGGGATATCGCCAACAGTAAAAATCCACGCATCACAGGGCGGCGAACCACCTGCTGAAGGGATGCTGATCCTTGAAGCTAACTCGTCCTCCCGTCAGCTACGCATACAACCGCCCACTAACGCAGACAATGGCTTCTTCGATGCGCGTGGCGGCAATATGACTTTCTTGGACGATGGCACTGAGATATGGCGTTATAACGCTTCTACGATCAGCACATCGTCTGGTATTAACGTTGGAATAGGAACGGCATCGCCAGCGTCTGGCGGCACAGACACTCAGAACGTGCATATCCATAATAGCACATCACACGGCACGTATTTCAAACTGTCAAATAATGCGACAGGCGCGACAGCCTCCGATGGTTTTGATTTGATTATGGGTACATCAAGCGATGCGTATGTTTTTAATCGTGAAAATGGGCCGATAATTTTCGGGACTAATGCTGCTGAGAAAATGCGTCTTACCAGTGCAGGGCGTGTCGGGATAAATACAGATGATACAAAAAACGCCATGCTGTATGTCGAACAGGATTCGG